GCGTCCGGGCGTGGCAGTTTAATGACTTGCCAAGGTCAGCGACGTTTCAGGGACGCCATGACTGGGGCAACGCCTCTCTCAGGCCTGCCCAGTCACGCAAAGTGTCCACGCTCCAGTCTCTAGCAAGAAACCGAGTGTGCTCTTCGTCATCGTACATGCGCCCGATCGCAGACAAATACCTCTTCTCATCGTCGATCGATCCGAGCTGCATGTACACGTTCGCCAGAATATCCTGGAACGACACCGGCACAATGTCCCGAATGTCCTCGACGCACGCTCCGTAGACCATCATGCTCGTCTCGTGGTCGATGTCGTCGCGAAACTTCGAAGTGGGCATCGTCGCCTCCGCCATCTCAATCATCTTGATGGCGAGAGTGGGAACAGATCGTGCGAAAGCGGCCGCTTTTCCGAGGAGGCTCATTGCGGCGACAGAAGACACTGTGTCATCATCGCCCCTCTTCCACGCCTCCACGGCTTCTTTGGAGACCGATGCGCCACCCCGGAAAAATCTTGGTATTTCCGGGGCGAACATGTCCTGCAATCCAAACGCATCGACGGCCATCTCGCAACCGACAAAGGTGGCTGATCCCTTGCCGCCCCTGTTCCTGATGAAGATCTTCATGTCGAACCCAAGTCGCTTCCATGTGGCCTCGCACTCGGCGACCTCACTATCCGTGAGGCGTGGTGAGGTGGCCAAGATGGAATCGTCTCCTTCGAACGCAGCCATGGTCCGCCTTGTCTTGCCCCACCTGTCCGTGAGGGCACGGGGCATGTTGCCCTTGGCGAGATCCAAGGCGGCTGGCGCGCTCCTGCCGTACAAGGCATACGTCCAGCAACACTTGTTGACGAACCAGTTGAGGCAACTGGTGCCTCGATGACCCGAACGACGAATGGAATCAATGCAAACTTTGAACGTGCCTCCCAAAGTGCCATCCTGGGCACTGGCGCGCAGGCCACGCTTGCCAACCAACTTAAGTTTCCTTGCTCGGTTGACATCGCCATGGCTCTTGAGGAACTGGGTGGGCACGTAGCCGATCTTATCGAGGACCTGTGATATCTTGTCCAGGACCACATTCTCGAAGGCGTCGCGTATCATAAGTGAGCACGTGGTGTCCCAAGCGCTGCCGTCGCCCTCGAACACGTCGGCTTCGTGCTCCTTCCTGAGCCCGACGTGCGCCAAACGCGACGATATGGTATGCAGCGCTTGATTCTTCCCG